ATTGTAGGTCCTATTATTAAGGAACTGATGGATGTTGGTATTAAGAACGATGATAACCTTGTTAAGCTAGCCACTCTATATCAGAGGATAATGTCCAAACAAACGGTTGATGATAGTGATGTTGGTTTATTATCTGAAGAGGAAAAGGAACAACTTATGGCTTCCCTTGAAGATGTAGCAGATGACTTACAGAGAAAGAAAGATGAGATAGTTGATATGTCCGAAATAAGACAAAAGTATGGTGATTCATAATGCCCACTAGACCAGATAATTTTGTTAAATCAAAATCAATAGTGTTTAACATTGGAGTGGTTAAGAGAGTTCATCTAAATGATACCGATGATTTTAAACAATCAGTTGAATCTAATTCATCACAGATGATTGACTTGTATTCTCTTGGTGACGATTCAACCTCATCAGGTATACTTAGAACTGAAACTGCTAGACCTATGTTTAGAGGAATTGCCGATTCTATTACAGCAAAGGATATGGTAATTTACACAAAGTTTAATGATGTTGTATATTATATAGGACCTTTAAATAATTATAACAATCCAAATCAATGTACTGCTAATTTTAATGTTGATGATTTGATAGCAAGAGGTGGGGGAAATAAGGCTTTATTTAATCCAGATGGTTCTGGTATAGACTTCCCAAAACTAAATAATACTAAACTTCAGAAACAAAGAAATAAAGAAATGGATTTAATTTCTGATAAAACATATGAAACATCCAAGTTATCAGATTTAACTTTCGAAGGTAGACATGGTAATTCTATTCGAATAGGATCTAGAGATATATTTCCTACCCTAACTATTGATAACAATAGCGTTGGTAAGGAAGAAAATATAGGGGTGGGTTCAACTATATCTATGTTATCAAATGGTTCAATCTATCAAAATTTTGGGATAGAAAAAGATACATACTTTTTATCAGTAGATATCCCAAAAGAAAATCCTAATAACTATTCTTTAAACAAAGGTGATGGCGTTCTTGATAGATTTGATTATGATTACGGTAATATAAATAACGGAACTAATTTTGACCAAATGATAATTTTATCTGATAGAATTACTTTTGATGCTAGAAGAAGTGATTTTACTGTATCATCAAATAATAATATTAATTTTGGAGCTACAAATAATTTCACCTTAAATAATTCAGGCTATTCAATTATTAATTCTAATAATATTTATTTAGGGGAGAAGGCAAGAGATAAAACTGAACCTATGGTATTAGGTGATGAACTGAGAAATATTTTGGTTAGATTGTTAGAAATATTAAATAGTGCAAGAGCAAATGTTCAAGGTGTAGCATTGCCATTAGTGCGTGGTTTAGATGTAACAGATACTTTAAACGCAGAACCAAAAGATGATATTGGTGTACTATTACAAGAATTAAAAGATTTAAATCCACAGAATGGTGGTGGATTTTTTAGCAGACACCATTTCATAGAAACTAATAGGAGAACAAATGAAGGTTAATATATTTAAGAAGTTAATAAGAGAAGTAGTAAGAGAAGAGTTAGATTATAAATTTTCTGCACTTGAAAAAAAGTTAGATGAAGTGTTAGTTAGCTCTAATTCTAATAGTATAGTTGAAGATAGAGCGCCACAACCCGTCTCGTCTCCACAGAAAAAACAACCTGTTTCGGCAGCTCTACCTCAATCTCCGGCAGCTCCGTTAACAAAAGATTCTATTCTTAATGATATTCTAAATGAAACTGCTCATAGTGGTGAATGGAAGAACATTGAAAAAGAATCAGAAGTTCAATCTGTCACAGATAACACTCAAGGACTTCCTGACTTTTTATCAAATGCTATAAACAAAGATTATTCAGAAGTAATGAAAAAAGTAGAAGAGAAGGCAAAGTTTAATCGTGGGGCTTAAAACAAATATAAAAAATGCATTTATGGAAAGTATCGGTGGTGAAGCTGATAATATCGATAAACTATCTCAAGCTTTAGAAAATGCTATGGTTGAATTTATGAAAGCACAAGAACTGAAAATTACCGAGTTAGAAGCTCCATATAATATATTACCTGGTAAGATTAATGTCGCTACTGCTGGAAGTCCAGCTGCTCAAACTGGTGCAAATACAGCGCCTGTAAAAGGTATAGTTCAGATAAGTGAAACATCGAATAAGGTGATGGATGGTAAAGTACCAAGAGGTGTGAATAAATCTAAAGTAGTAGTTAAGAAGGTTAAGGGGTTAGGTTAATGGCAATACTTGACAGAAGAAAAGATAGGTTTGTAGAAGACCAAGATAAAAGAGTCTCTGTTGGAATAGAGTTTCCTTTTGGAAGAGTTGGTAATGGTGATGGGTATTTTAAATCCACAAAGACTACTGTAGAGTCTATAAAAAATAATATCAAACTTCTTTTACAAACTCATAGAGGTGAAAGAGTATTCCAACCAAACTTAGGTATGGATTTAAGGTCACTTATCTTTGAGCCATTAACAGAAGATATCACAATACAAATAGAAAATAATATAGTTGATGTTTTCAGTAGATGGTTACCTTTTGTAGAGTTAAGAAATATTCAAGTAAACCGAGTGGATGATTTGAATCAAGTAAACATTAATATAGATTTTAATATAAGAAGAGCACCCAATAGTTTGGAAAGTGTTCAAGTTACATTTGAAGGTGTAGGTGCTGGAAGCACGACAACTAATGGAGCATACTAATGGCATATACAGAGAAACAAAAACTGAAACCAACGAATGTACAATATACTAGTAAAGATTTTAGTTCTATAAAAGCTGATTTAATCGAGTATACTAAATCTTATTTTCCTGATACATACAAAGATTTTAATGAAACATCACCTGGTATGATGTTGATAGAATTATCAAGTTATGTAGGTGATGTTTTATCTTACTATATTGATTATAACTATAAAGAAAATCTTTTGTCAACAGCATCAGAAAAAAGAAATGTTCGTAGATTAGCTGAGTTTCTTGGATATAAAGCTCCACATAAAACACCATCTGTAGTTAAACTAAAAGTAGAAACGACAATAGGAGCTGATGGGACGACTGGTGAACCGTTGTACGGAGAGTCTCCATCCTCAATAGATAGTGGATTAAAAATTGTTTCTAATGTCAATTCAGAAGTTCTTTTTGAGACAACTGATGAAATAGATTTTACAGCAAGTGGTTCTGGCGATCCTGAAATTAGTCCTCCAAATCTTGATGCTAATGGAGAAGCTAGTTCTTATACTTTATCAAGATATGTTCGTGCAGTTTCAGGTGAAACAAAAACAAAAACTTTTAATATCTCAACTCCTACTAAATTTTTAGAATTAGATTTGAATGAAGATGATTTAATTGAAGTGATAAGTTGTGTGGATGGTAGTGGACAAACCTGGTACGAAGTTGATTATTTAGCACAAGATAAAATTTTAAAACAAACTCATTATACGGATGACCCGACAAGAACAAGTGCTTATGACCAAGGAGATGCTAGTGGAACTACATCTTCAATACCTATTCCGTATGTCGCTGAATATATCAAGTCTACTAAAAAATTTACAACTAAATTTGACGAAGATACTCAAACATACAAAGCTTGTTTTGGTAATGGATTATTTAGATTTAGTAACTCTGGTTCAAATGTCGATCCTGTAGAACAAGCTGGTGTAACAATCAATGGAACTAATCTTGCTGATGTCCCAAGTGCCTTGGGAGTTGTTGTAGGTAATAATCCAAACTTAGGTGAAACGCCATCAAATACATCTTTAGTATTTACCTATAGAGTAGGTGGTGGAGCTGATACCAATGTTCAAGCTGGTGAGTTAACCGAAGTTAACAATCCACCTGCAGGTGTTTCAATAACCGTTTCAAATGATGAACCAAGTTCTGGTGGAACTGATGGACAAACTGTAGATGAGATTAGGTCAAATGCTGGTTCGTTTTTTGCTTCTCAACTTCGTTGTGTTACCAAAGAAGACTACACTTCAAGGATATTAAGTTTGCCACAAAAGTTTGGTAGTATAGCAAAATGTTATGTAGAGAGATTAGATGGTGGTGCTTTACTAGCAACAACTCTTTCATATAATCAAAAGAAACAACTTATACAAACACCACAACTTGTTTTACAAAACATAGCAACATATGTTAATCAATATAGAATGATAAATGACCAAATCACTTATGGATTTACTATTCCTGATGAGAATGGTACTTTATTTTCAGCTTATGTAGTTAACTTTGGAGTTCGTTTTGTTATAAATTATGATAGAAGATTTAATCCAACTGATGTTAAGTTACAAGCAATTAATGTTATAAAAGAATTTTTTAAAGTAGAAAAAATGCAATTCAGACAATCAATAAATTTAAATGATTTACAATATCTAATATTAGGAATTGATGGTGTGATTGGCATAAAAGAATTAAAACTATTTCAAGATGGTAATAATGAATATGCTAGTGGTAGACAACTATATTATTACAAAGGAGATGGTGAAGTTATCGGAACAGATAGTAGTTACGGATTTAAATATAACTTTGATAATGCTTTACGAGATGGTATCATAAGACCACCTGTATCTCCAGCAGTATTTGAGTTAAGAAATCCTAACCAAGACATATATGGAAAAGTAATATAATGCATAAATATTTTTTTACAACCAAAGACTCTTTTATTAGTAGTGGTTCAAATCAAAAAACAGGCGAAGATTTTAAAGATAAGAATACTGGACAAGATGAAGTTCTTGAATTAAAAAAAGTATTTTATGATAGAACATTTTCTTATCCAACTCGTGTTCTTCTTCAGTTTGACACTAATGAAATAGAGAACTATATTAGTTCTTCAGTTTTACCTCACGATTACAAACTTAATCTTAGATTATATGAAACAGAAGGTA